CCTACCTTCCTCGATTAAGGCGACATCATGACACACGCCCTTGCTACTGGTAAGACCCTTGCTTCCAAATACCCTTCCCTCGGCGCTTCGGTGGTCACTGGCCGCGTCCCTCTTGGGCGCATGCTCGGCCTGGTTGTTGGCGAAGCAGGCTCTGGCAAATCGTTCCTCCTTCAGTCCAATCCCAATGCCTTCATCATCAACCTCGACGAGACGCCTGCTGTTTGCTCGACGAGCGAGGCGGTGATGTGGCCCACCCCCGGCGTCGATGGCCGGGCGCAGGACGAGCGGGGTAACCCCATGGTCCTGTCGTGGAAGTTGGTTGAGGAGAAGCACAAGCAGCTGATTGACCTTGCCGTCCGCAATCAGCCGCGACCTGAGACCGTGGTCATCGACACGCTTGGTGCAGCCATCCGCCTGCTGCGTCCGCACATCGCCAGCCTGTACGGTCGCGAGAAGTTCACCGACGTCGACGGCCGACTGGGATGGGAGCGTCTGTTCGATACCCTGATCGAGTTCGGTGCATCACTGCGCCGTCACGGTTACGGTGTCTTCTACATCGCGCACCTGTCCCGCAAGCACATCCCGCTTTCCGAGAACCAGCATGTCGAGGAGTACAAGATCCTCATCTCGGATGGCCTGTACGCACGCATGTTCCCCATGTTCGATCTGGTTGTCCCCATCACCACCACCTGGGATGTCATCGAGGAATCCCGCGAGGTCGAGGTGAAGGTCGGCGACCGCATCATCAAGAAGACCAACGTCAGCAGCAAGAAGGTGCGCCAGCACTTTGCAACGTTCTCAAACCCAAAGCTCGAGGGCATCGCCAAGGTCCGCACCATGCAACCCATGGAAACCCTAAAGCTTCCGCCGGAAGCAGCATGGGCTGCACTTCAGTCTGCGTATGACGCGGCGAACGCGCCCCGCTGACGCGGGGGGCGCGTGTCGCCTCTCTCCTACTGTTTCTGTTTCTCTTCTCACCACTCTTATTGGAGTCCGTTATGCCTATTGACAACAAGGTCAAGACCGTTTTCGCCGCCCTCAACAACAACTTCCAGGCCGTTCAGGCTGACTCGGGCCTCGGCTCGCTCGGCTGGTGGCCGGAAGAGGGCAACCACGATTGCCTCGTCACCGACGTGAACATGCAGGACAGCACCTTCAAGCAGAAGGACGGCCAGTCGTTCCCCGGTTATGAGATCCAGTTCTCATATCAGCTCATCAATGATCCGGGTCAGGACGAGCCGCGCCGCTGGGTGGGTGCCCCCATCCGCCTGCCGGCCGACATGAACGCCCTGACCGACCAGGGCGCCAAGACCCGTGCAGAGATCGAGCTGCGCCGCCTCAAGGGCCACCTCACCACCTGCCTGCGCCGTGAGCCGCAGGATATCGGAACCGCCCTTGCCGACCTGTCGCACCGCCTGGAAACTACCGACGCTGTGATTGCGGTTGTCGTCAAGTGCCAGTACGATACGGCCAAGGACGGACGGCAGTACCGCAAGGAGTTCCTGCAGAAGACGCTGTCTGCCTGACCCCACCAAGCCCCACCAGCCGGGGAGGGGGAGTTCCCACAAGGAGCCCCCTCCCCTCATTGGTGGGTACGAACCCCCGGATAGGGGCCCCGTGTCGATGAAAATCCACGGGGCCCTTTCACTACTTACCTTTAGGATGAGGGTATGCCTTACGAATCCACGATTGTCGTCTCGATTCCTGACCAAGGTTCGTATCAGGACATCAAGGAACACATTTCAGCCACCACCAGCCTGCATGGCCTCGAGCCAGACCGCTGGTCTATCTGCGTCACGAGCGAAGACAACTCATCGTGGGGCTTTATTTACTACACGCATCCCTCGCCTGCCGTACTTGACCGCATGAACTTCAGCTGGAATCAGCGGTTCCCAGAGTGCGCTATCGAGCGGGTCCACCGGATCACACAGCCCAAGTTCTTTGAAGACATGGTCAACAAGACCCAGTCCGGCATGATTGGGATTGGCATGGTCCAGCACCTGATCGACCTAAGCAGCAAGGGCGTCACCACTGCCGGCATGATCGACTGGATGCAGGACGTCCGCAGAGATAGCCTGATGATCCTCGGTACCCTTCAGAAGGTGCGGGAGGCACCCTATGAACCAGGAAAGAACGCAGAGGCTTACCCTTGAAACGGGCTGGGCTGCCTCCAGGGGCGGCCGGATGGAGACACCCCGTCTCTACCTCAACACCACGATCCCCCGCCTCTGGATGCCATCCCGCCACCGCAAACGGGGAACCTCCTACCTACTGACCTGTGAGTTCCCCACCCATCCCCGCCGCTGGTGGGCCCTTTGCCGGTACACCCTCGCCTCCGACCGACCCCCACCCGATGAGCTGGTGGGGCCACACGAGACAGATCCCTTCGTTGTTCGCCACGCAGCTAACACCTATACCCGCACTTGGGCTACCGGGGAAGACATACACATGTCCACCACCCTCAACCGCCGGACCGTCTCCCAGATCGCCGCGGCGTGCCCCGGCCTGAACCCCCTCTGGGTCGGATCGAGGTTCGTGGACCGGGCAATCCTGGGTGCGGTGCGTTGGCATAATGTCCCTGGGGTTGTCGAGTTCTGGATACCACTCAGCGCTTAGGTAGGTTGGACCAGACGTACATGGCACCCTGCTCCAGGGGCATCTGTGCGTTGAGCATGGCCTGAGGAACGGATCCCTGCAGCACATCCTGATACTGCTGCTGGAGATCCTTGTCCATGGACTTAAGGGTGCGAGCCGCAACGCTTTCCTCGCGCACGCGAGCAGCCTCTCGCATCTGCTGCTGCGTCACCGTGAGGGGCATCCCGAACTGGCGTTCGTAGTTGGCCTTGATCTTCTGTGCCTGGCTCATGTTGTTGCCAAGCACCGAAGCAATCCACTCGCGACGCTGATCGCGCATCTGATCGCGGTTCTTCAGGAGGAACTGGGTCACTTCGCCTTGGTTCTGGAACCGACCCATGTCAGTGCCCATTGCACGCAGCACAATATCTGACCCCGAGTACATGCCCAGCATGCGGCCGTTGTTGTCAAACACCGGCACATTGCCTTCGGCATCCTGTTGATCCCACCCCGCGTACCGCTTCTGCAACCCAAGGGTCTGAAGCGTCTCACTCTTGGGAAGTCCACCAAGAGCACGGCTGATCGACACGCCACCGGGAATAATCATCGGCACCACGTCGCTCAGGATTTCCTTGTCCCCACCAGCCATGAAGGAGCGGACGCCCGAGTACATGGCATCGGCAAACGGCGGGACAGGAACCATCAGCTCCTTGTCCTTCTCGACATCAACATCCGGCACAAACCCAACCGCAAGTCCGCGGCTCAAGTCTGCGCCCAGCATGTTCTTGCCGACCTCATAGGCAATTGCGGACACGCCAAGCATGCGCATGGTGTCAATGCCCTTGGTTCCGATCCAGCCCTTGCGAGTCACTTCCTTCCCAAGAACAGTGCGCGAGCCACCAACGATGTCGGGCATCGTCAGGATGTTGACTCCCGAACGCACCGGGAACTGCATGAACTGCCTGATGGCAGGATTGGACAGGAACCCCTTGTAGAACATGATCGGTCGGTTTAGCGGACTGCTGCCGAACTGCATGGCCTCGACCGCCGAACGCGCTTCCTGCTGCGCACGGAACGGGTCGTAGATGTTCTGGCGACCACCCATCTTCCAGCCTTCTTCTGCAGCGTTAAGCACCGCGTTTCCGGTAGCAAGACGGTTCACCATTTCCGTCAGCTGAAATGGCTTCATCACCGCCTCAAACACACCGCCCCTGCTGGTTGCCAACTGCGCACCAAAGCCAGGCTTCTCCACCGCATCCCACGCACTGCCAATGTCAGCGATCTCGCGCATCCTGACGTTGACCCCACCAGCAAGCTTGCGGGACATGGTTGCGTCCATCGCCGCTTCAATCTGTTCGGGGCTTGCACCACGACCCAGGCGCGCACGCTCCTGACCATACTTGTACATCTGCTCAATGGTCTGGGCGTAGGCCTTGGCCGTGTTCTTGAAGCCCAACTGGTGCAGGTTGTGCAGGGGCTGCAGCAGGTTGGTCAGCGCGGTGTTGAGGTTCAGGCCAATGGTCGAACCGTAGAACATCGAAGCCACGCTGCTGCCAAGGTCAGTCGAACTGCCGGGTGCGGAAGTTCCAAACCGACGCATTCCGCGGACAAACCGCTCGGCCACACCGCCGTTGGATTCAACCGCCTTGAAGAAATCGCTGTTGGCCAGGGAAAGCGTGTGGCCCTTGAGCCACATTGACATTCCGCGCGCCGCGCCATCCTCGACCGGCCGATACCCAAACACCGCCGGCAAGACGTGCTGCCGCAAGGAACTGGGCAGGTACGCATCCGCACCCATCTGATCCTCGAGCGACTTCATCTGCGTCTCGACAATGTCATGCAGCGAGAACCCGCCAGCAGGACGCTCCTCCTGACCAGCAGCCCAGATGCGACGCCATGCACCCGCACCCTTCTCCTCGCCGGTGGGGGCCGGGTACCGCACATTCGTGCGACCAATGCTGAAATCCTTCAGTGCCGCAATGATGTTCTGGTTTGCAAGCGGGTCATCCGCAAACATCACCGCATCGCGCGCGCTTGAGACAATGTACTTCTGCAGCGCAATGTCCGGTGCAATTCGGTGCACCTTGTAGTTGCCGCGCACGTCCATCCTCGACTGGCGGATCACGCTTGCATTTGAGAAGCTGATGGCATCATTCAGTTCAGGAGTCTGTCCGTACCGATCAGCCATGAACTCTAGATCGTGGGGGTCAATGGGGATGAGATTGCGGGTACGGAACTTCGTGCGGCTGGACGGCTCAATCTTTCGGCCAAGGCCCTCAACAAAGGAGCCAGGCCGCGAGAACGGGCTGGGCTCAACCTCAACACGGGAAGTGCCCGTGTCGTTGAAGACGGCCGCGGTGTTTCTCGGAAGGTAGTACGGGTCGTTGAGCATGATCTCATGCGTCTCGACCAGCAGACTCTCAAGGTCCTTGGCAGTCATGCCACGGCCTGGGTTCTTCTTGCCGTACTGCACGATCATCCCGGCAATGTCGTTGCCAAGGATCTCGTTGACTACGTTTGCCTCGTCGTAGTTGAGGCGTCCGTCCTTGCCAATGAGTCCCTGCTTCTCTGCATCGCTGATGACACCGCGGGCAATCCGAAGGATCTTGTTGTCATCCTTGATGAACTCGCCCGTCCTGCCGTAGTGCTCTTCATTGCCATACACCTTGACCTTGATCTTGGTGCGCATCTTCTGCGCGCCGTCAATCAGATCCTGCAGACCGAACTCCTGGATATCCCGGTTCAACTGCGCGATGTCCCCCACCATCTGGCCGCGGGTGTGCGAGGCAATCTCGACGTCGATGCCGGAATGGAGTGCTGAGTCCCCGCGCACGCGGGTGGTGGGGTCAACAAGCTGGAAGCTGCGGAACGTGCCGTCACGCTGCGCTTCCATGCTCTGCGATTCGACCGTCGACCGAGTCATGAAATCGCCGGACCAGCCAAGTTCACCGTTGTCTTCAACGGTCATCTTAATGTTGTTCATGTCGCTGGCGTGAGCCTTCTCGAACTTTTCGAACTGCTCCTTGCCAACGCTGATCCATTCCTTGTGCTCCTTGCCAGCCGAATCTTTCCACCTGGTCAGGACTTCGTGCCGCATAGGAACAACGCCAGCAACTTCCTTGTACTCAACAGACTTGTCAAATCCAGTAAGGCGCGCATTCAGCGCCGTACGGATGATCTTCAAATCTTCCGCAGCCGCAGCACTTGGCGCCATATCCGGGTCAAGACTTGTGATCTTGGTGCCGTGCTTCTCGCTCAGGATGTTGAGAACCTTACGAACACCACCGCTGACTTCCTTGCCAAAGTCGTTGTGGTACTGCTTCATCTGCCCGGGGATTCCCTCGAGCAGCGCATTGAGCGGCGTACCGTGAAGCTCCTGTGCCGCGCTGAGCGCACGGATGCTCCGCAGGAACGGCCACTTGCCGCGCGCCCACTGGCCGTACCCACCAGCCTCAATGCCGCCAAGGAAGAACCGCCCGCTCTTGGCAAAGTTCTTGGAGGCCATGGCCCCACCAGCCACAAAGGCTAGCCAGGTCAGCGGGTTGCCAAGCACATCAAGAGCCGTGTCGACAATGGGATTGCCGCCAGTCGACTTCTTCAGTTCCGAGGTGTACGTCTCTCGCTCACGAGGCGACAGCGCCGCAGGGTCAAACATAGCCCTGCGGACGCTGTCGGTTGTCGCAATCCCGTTCCCAAGTTGGGTCAGGATGACGGCCGGCTTGTCGTAGATCCGAATTGGATCAAACATCCGTTACCTCCCGATTACGCGGGACGGTAGCGGAGGTAAACGCCAACAACGGCAGCCGTGCTGGTAGAAGTAGTGGTTACGTTGATGCCAATGACCGAACCAGGCGGAACAACAGGAGGAAGAAGAGTGTCGACAGAACCGTAAGTCGTGGCCGTGTCAATCGGAAGACTATTGTTGGCAGACGCAGCGAGAGTAGAAGCAGCTGCGGTCAGAGCAGCACCAAGAGTGGTCGTCAGATCAGAGGTAACAGCAATGCTCTGCGCTCCATACGCAGCGCGAATCGTGCAACCCGTAACTGCACCAGCGCCTGTCACCACAACCATCTCAAGGACGCGCACGGGCTCCTGGAAGCAGGCAACCTTGATGTGGCCGGCGGAAAGAGTGCCAGAGCCACCAATCAGAGTTCCGGCCAGAAGTGAGCTGAGGGGAATGTACTGGTAGATGTCGGTGGGACGGAATTCGGTCGAAGAAACAGTTGCCATGTGAGTGTCCTATGTGTGAGTGCGAGGGGAAGACGAGTAGATTACTTGGGGCGGCTGCGGAACCGGATCTGGACATTGCCAACAATCGCCGCAGTGGTTCCGCTGGGAATAAACAGAAGCCAGTTGCCAGCGTCAAGCTTGTTGAGCGTGTTGCCAAGATAAGTAGTTGACGTTTCGGTCGTAAGAACAACCGTACCAGCGGTGCTGATATCAAACGTTCCGGCACCCATAATGGTGGTCTTGGTGCCAGCAGGAGATGCGGCAGTCACGGTGACTCCATCGCGTGAACCGCCAGTAGTCTTCTGAATCGTGCCAGTCTGGCTAGCAGTGCTAGACGGAATCAGAAAACCGATAGTAACGGAATCAATGACAATGTCACGATCCGCATAGAGCAACGGAAATCCCGTTGTAGCAATTGCTGCGGGAAGAGTGATTTCAGCAATGGAGAAATCGTCGGGGTAGTGCTGAACGGGAAGAAAGTTTTCGCCTGCCATGTGTGTCTCCTAATGGGTGTTTATATTACTGGTTAAAGTCGCCGTTGGACATAGACATTCCGAGCTGCTGCAACAAATCTTGGCGGGGCACCCCACCAATCACAACCGCGCCCTGGGGCAGCAAACGCCCAGCGGCTACCCGCATGTACACGTCAGGGGCCTCCATTTGCAACTGGGAGAGGTTGCTGTCAATGGCACGCTGCATGCTCATCTTGACGTCCCGCTGGGCCATCAGGCCAAGGGCGTCTCGACGGGCCATCTTGGTAAGTTCGTCGTCGCTTCGCTCCTGTGCGTCGCGTCGTTCGCCCGACATCCTCATCAAGCCGCCAATCAATGCACCAGCAGCAACCGCACCAAGGCCCTTGCCAAAGTTCTTGGTACCCGTCATGAACGGGGTTTCGGACTGACCGGGCATTAGACGACGGCTGTACTTGAAAGCTTTGAGCGGATTCCGCAGGTTGGCCAGACTTTGAGCCCGATTGGCCTTGCGGCCTGCAGCCAACCTCTTTTCCTTCTTGGGACGAGCGAGCTCTTCCTGTTGTAATTTGCGGAATCGCTTGCGCGCCGCGTAGTCCTCAGGCAACTCAACGTACTTGCGCTCGCCGGTCTCCTTGTTGACGCCAATGCTGACAAGTCTGCCTTCTCGCCCGCGTTCGCGGCGAACAGAACTTGGAGTTCCCTGGCCAAATTTTTCAGGCAACTCATTAACTGGAAGACCAGTATCCGGATCAAGCTTTAGCGGAGGAACATCTATTGGGCCGCCGGTATCTGGATCAATACCCATCAGCTCAAGATTGCCGCGACCGCGCAAATCAAATTGAGGACCGGCTGCAGTGCCACGTTGTGGAACACCGCTATCAAAATCAACGCGACTTGAACGACGAGCAGAACGGCTTTCTTCAAGCGCGCGCAAAATCCTTGCGCGAACTTCAGGAGATCCCCTTGGATTTTCCGCAACAGCAGGCTCACTTGCTGGTGCAGTTGATGCAGCAGCGGCAGGTTTGGACTTAACTAGTTCACCGAATTCAGCAGGGGCCGGTGCCTCTGTTCCGAAATTTGGATTGAATTCTTCCTGAAGCCTATCTATGGCGCTTTTTCGGAAAAGGACTTGATCCCCATCCTGAAGCTGCTGAATACCATTGGACTTAATTAGTTCCCAGAATTTTGCTGGGTTGCCACCAGTCAGCTCTATGGCTTCTGCGACTGAGTAAAAAAGTTTCCTAGCCATTGAGGATGCTTTCCAGTTCGCCCGGCGTAAGTTGACGGCGCGATCCAATTCCGCTGATGCGGTCTGCGTCGGCTGCAATCAAGCCTTCCAGTTCGGCGGAACGGCGATTGCGAAGCACGTTGCGCTCGACATTGTTGCCAAGCAAACCCATCTGAAGTGCATCCTGGCTGTCCTTGAGACCGCGCTGCATCTCATACATGGTGGGTTCTTCAGCAGCCGCATAACCGCCCATTGCGCCCCCACCAACAGGAGCGCCCTGAGCACCCATCTGTTCCATCTCAATTTTCTGCTGGATCTCCATCTGATCGCGCATCTGCTGTTCGCGGTTCCCGTAAATCAACCGTTCCATAACGGGATATGCCAGCGTACCAACGATAAGACCGGGAAGCCCAAGACTGCCAAGGGCTCCTCGAATCAGACCCTTCTTTGCAACCTCGCCAGCAGCACCGGCAGCAACACTCTGCGCAACCTTCTTTGCGCCCTTCTTGGCAGCCTTCTTTGCGGCCCCACCAGCAGAAGCCTTGCGCACCTTGCGCATCGCTTCGGCGGTCGAGTCGTAGGTCGACGTCATGTCGGGATATGGGTTCAGTTCGGCCATTAGTGGAACTCCACGGTGTCAGATGGGTTCAGGATAGACGACATTTCAGAAGGCACAAGTACCCCAACCGTGCAGTTCCAGGTGTTTCCGTCTTTCACAATCATGAATGCCGGATCACGCTTGGCCCACACCGGATCATGCCTCAATCCCCACAGCCAGCCACGGACGGCTTTCTGAGGGGGATCCGTGGCAACCCACCGGCGGGTGGGGGTGCCACAGTCGTAAAACAGGACGCCCTCTTGCGAGCCCCACTCCAGAACGTCCTCGGCCTGTGGCGTCACAATCGCCAGACCAGCAATCTGGACGCTGTCAAACGCAACACGGACTGCTTCTTTCCAGAGGTTCATTGCGGCACATTACTACCTGAGAACAGACCAGCCCGGGCTGGGCGTCCAGGCTTGCGGCCAAGGCGCGGGCGAGCCACCATTAGCAAATCCGGGATTCGTGTTTCGGTCGAAGCTTCGGTAGGGATCCTGGCGCCGGTTAGGCGCACCACGCTCAGTACGCGCACGAAGGATGTCAAGCAGGTTATCAAAGGTGCCCTGCGACTCGACATCATCAAGCTCGTTTTCAGTAAGCATCCGATTCTCCACATCCAGCTTTTCGCGCTGAAGCGGAGTAATCAAATCGGCAAGCTTCCTGAAAGCGTCAGGTCCAAACTGGCTGAGATCAGTCAAGCGCCTGTCTCGCAGCGCAACACGCAACTGGTCATCCAGCTCGCTGCCGCCCGGGAGATTTCCAATATTGACGTCGGGGATGGTTCCCTCAAGCACATTGGGGTCATAGGCCTGAACACCGTTTGCGACCTTGTCCAGATAAGTCAGCGTGCTCTGGAGGCCATCAATGTCAAGCCCATCAATGTGGGTGCCAATGGTTCTGGCTTCTTCCTGAATCCGCTCAAGCGCCTTGATTGTTGCCTGCGTTGCCATGTAACGGGGAGAATCGGAAGGAACACCTTGAAGAGACTTCAGGAGAGCCTGCTTGTTGGTTTCAAATTCCTTGTTCTGCCCAGACACGTTGTAGGCAACTTCCATGAAAGCAGACTTTGCAACATCCGGCGGAACACCAAGTGCAGTCAATCTCTGCATGGCGTTCATTGGATCGTTTGGACCCTGCGGACCAACAAGATCCTTGTTTGGATCCATGGCGCCAGGAGTCTTGATGAATCCCTCAAGAGCCTGGCGCAGATCATCAACAGCAATCTTGCCGCCAGTTGCCTGAGCAATTCCCTCGGCAACTATCTTTGCAAGTCTGCCCTGCGCATACTGGTTGATCTTGGCATCATCAATCTTCATCAGCCGATCAGCACCCATGTCTCCGCCAATAAGCTGAACAGCATGGCGGGCAAACAAAGTTGCAGAGTCAAAAGCATCTCCAATTACTGAGTCACCTGCTCCGCTTTGAGACCTAAGCGCACCTTCGCCAATATCGCTTGGGCTGAGAAAGTTGTATCCCAAATCACCTTCAAATACGGCAACGTCATAGAAGTTTCTGCCAAAGATGTTTGAGAAGTTGTCGCGCTCCGTCTTGTTTGCAGAAACCATGTCTTCAACAAGCGCACGACTAGCAATACCAGCGGCCGTCTTGCCAAGGTCTGCGGCAGCCTGCTTCTGCTTCTGAAGAGCCAGATGGGTATCAGAAACGCGCTTGCGGACTTCAAGAATGCCTTCACGACCGGCGCGGGAGTATGCGTCGTACGCGCCCATCTTGCCAACAACAGCGTCACGCTGCTGACGAAGCATGGCAACACGAGCAGCCTTTGCCTCACGGTCGGCACCGTGCGCCTTAGCCATCTCAATTTCTTGAGAACGAAGTTCCTGCTCGATCTTTATGCGATCATTGGTCATCTTCTCCTGAGTCCTGACCTTGAGAGCCTCCATGCTCTTTTCGTGGTCTTCAGCCTGTTTCTGCGACGCGGTCAAGCGAGCAAGCTTGTCTCGCTCAAACTGCAAACCTTCGCGCTGCATCTGCTGCGACTGCTGGAACTGGTTGCCCTGCTGCTGCATCTGCTGCTGGTCAATCTGCTGACCCTGACGGGCAAGTTGACCCTGCTGCTGCAACTGTGCAAACCCAAGACCATTGCTAGGCTGAGCGCCGCCAAACTGAGCCGAGAGGGCTGCGCCCTGCTGCGTGACTGCGCCTACTGGTTCGTATCCGTTTGCCATGGTTGTTCCTTATCCGAATGCGGGACCGCGGAAAGCACTGCCGAAACCGCCACTCAAACTACCACCCATTGCTCGACGGCCAGTCATTCCCTGCCTTGAAGCAACTCGACGCTCGTCTTCAAATCCACGGAAGTTGTTTGTGCCCATGATGTCGCCCTTGCGTCCGGCAAACTCACCAGTTACGCGGTCGCCAGGCTTCATGCCCTGTGCAAGCACAGAACCGATGATGCTCTCAACAAGGTTGGGCGCACCAAGCGGGCGCATCTCAGCCAACTGCGCGCCGGCCATGTTGCCCTTAAGCCGGGCATCCATCGCCTGCGCAATTGAACCCTGAATCAGACTGTTGGCGTACTGGCTCTGGGCTGCAGCCAACTGATATCCAGCCTGCAACGCCTGCTGGTTCATGCCCGCTGCCTGCATACCAGCGCTTGATGACAGCCCGGCGCCCTGCATACCAAGCCCACCAAGCGTGGAACCCATGTTCAACTGCATTCCGCTCAGCGCATTCTTGGCCTGCAGCAACGATTCAGCGGCCTGCGAATCCGCCTGCGACGCATACGCCGACGTCTGCTGGCGCATCGTGTTGTCAAGGTTGCGAAGCTCAGCCTGCTTGTCCTCGGGGCTCAGATTGGGGTTGGAATTGATCTGCTCTCGGGCGGTCTGGAACTGGCTCTGAATTGCATTGACCCCACCAGAGACGGTGTCCTTGCGGAAGAAGTCGTGGTCATTGATGGCGCCCTGCATGGTGTCAATGCCCTTTTGCATCTCACCCTTGGCAAGATCCATAGACCGGGCAACGTCACCGCGGGTCTGCTGGTGGACCTTGTTGGCCTCCTTGCCCTGGTTGACAAGCGCATCAAGTCCCTGCTGGCCCATTTGGTTTGCCTGCTGAGCGCCCATCTGGGCCTGCGCCATGCCCATTGCACCCAGCGTGTCCATGCCACGAAGGCCCTGCATGTAGCCCTCCATGGTCTGTCGCTGTTCCTCGCGGGCGCGAGCAAGGTTCTCGTAGTCGCGCATATGCGCTTCCGAAACCAAGTCAGCAGCAGTAATGCCGCCTTCGGGAGCCCGACCCTGTCCAAACGTGGACGATGGACGGCCCATTGGGTTGCGGGGCTGCATAGCACCCTGCTGTCCAGACTGATTGCCATACTGCTGATCGCCGGCGCGGAATCCCTGCCCGAAGTTCTGCGACATCGGAGCATTGCCACCAAGACGAGCCATAGCCTGCTCGTACTGATTCATCGGGCGACCGGGTAGGCCCATCTGTCCAGTGCGGGAATACATCGAAGAAGGAGACATCGGGTTCGGCATCCGATTGGTGGTGTCCGGACGGAACCAGCTAGGGTTAGATCCCTTGCCAAATTTTGCATCAAATCCGCGGGGGTTGGTAGGGCGGCCAGAACGGGGGTCAGGCATAAGAATTCTTGCTCCTCTCGCTGTCAAGGATACGGCCCTTCACGTTCAAAGCAAGGAGCCTGAACGTCTGACCGACCACAAACGCTACAAATTCAACGCTCCACTGCGGGCCTATTGCCATCGACGACGCGGTTCCAGTCGTCTTCGTCTGGTTCCACGACGCGTGGACCGGCGTCTGCCCGTCAACGATGGTCTTGTACGTGTCATTGGTCGACGGGTTGTACGCGTACCCCTTCAGGTACGCCGTGTCACCCTCCCCCTTGTACAGGTTTGCGAACCACCTTGAGAACTGGTTGTACCCCGTAGCCGAATCCACGGCGTTGGAGTACTCGTACCCGCTGAACATGGCGCCCATGGACGACACCTGGCGGGACAGCATGAACCCGGTCGCATCCTGCCCACCAGGAAGGATAGCCGTCTGGACCTTCATAACCACCGGATTGATGGCCACAAGCACATCAATTGGAGTCGGGAATAGCTCGCTCCCAGAATCTATGTCTGGAGTCACCTCATCGGCAGCCAAGACAGCAACAACTCTTACCTTGCCACCAGAAGCAGTTGCCAAGGAAATGATCTTGAACGTGTACTGGTAGTACAGGGCATCTGCGTAGGAAGTTGACCGGGAGACCGTATCACCAACAATCTTCAGATACGCGCCAATAATTGTCCAGTCGGGGGTCCAGCCGTACGTACGTGCATTCCATGAAACAACTACGGACTTTGGAATTGATCCCGTGTTGTCAGTAAGCGTGGCCGAAACACACCGGTCGCAGTTCCCATCAATGAGTCCGTAGTGGACACCCTCAAACAGGTTGCTTCCGCTGGGCGTACGGACTCGGTCGAGGCCGGTCTTGGCTGGCAGCATCAGGCGTGCGCGGAAGCCAGTAGTACTGGCACTGTGCTCAATGTCCGTGGGCGACAGGAGAAACAGGGCTGTGTCCTCAAGGGCCCCACCAACCGAGCGGGGATAAAGCGCACGAGCGCACTTGGTGAACGGCATCTGGTGCAGCTCGCTGACGGTGCCGCTGGCAAACCACAGGCACGCCGCCTTGCCCTTTACGGGGTTCAGGAAGTACAGGGCCGTGGTGCGCGGGTCAAACGCCAGAGACATCCGTTCAAGGTCATCCGCCCAGTCCTGGGAGATCAGCCAGTCCATTGCGCCGACCTCATCCAGCCGCCCGTCCGGATACAGAACGCGCACTCCCTGGTGGGTCACGTAGTAGATCATCGGACCAATGCTCGACGCCGCATACGGACCAACCACACCGTACCCCGAGTGAGCCGTCATCACGCGCACGAATGCGCCATCACGCATGATGAAGTAGACCTGGTTTCCAGAGAACCCAGCCAGCAACTGGCCGGCCATCTGGAACGCAATCGGAGTGTCGCCAAACAGATCAGGCGTCCACCGACCCTTCGGTGCAAACAACTCGTACGAACCATCGGACGCGCTCGACCAACGGATCTCACCCACCGACTTCATCTGGTCATCGGTGCCAGCAGCCTGCCCCTGGATGTTCGACACATACAGCTGGCTCTGGAACGCAGCAGCTGCGCCACCAAACGGAACACTGTCAAGGAACGCAGGCTTGTCCTGGAACGTGTCCTGCATCACCAACTGACGGTCATCCTTCTGAACCGCATACGCCCACTTCTTTACCGTAGCTGCAAGTCCACCACTTCCACTCCAAGTTGGATTAGTCGGAGTAATTGCATACGCAGATGCAAGGAACGTAGCCTCGAGCTGCAGGATGCCGGTCGTAAAGATTCCAGCCGCATTCGTCGTACGAACGCTGCGCCAGATCTTGACCGTGTCGTACTTGGCTGTGTCAACGATGCCAACAACCGTGAACGTGCGGTTTACACCAGTAAACGTCACGGCCACATTGTCGCTCAACTGCGAACGGCGACCCGTATTCGAGTCCTCAAACTGCACGGCAAACGAGTAATCGCCCGCCTTCTGAGACGTTGCCGTTACCCACCTAGCAGATGTGTCACACCAAGAATCCGAGTTATACGGATTAGTAGTGCTGCCGTACACAATAAACGACCCAACTGTTCCTCCGCTTGGATTCGGAAGAAGAGTTTCGCTTGGCGTATACGCACTAGTTTGATCTGTAGAAAGCCAAGAACCAAGCGGCTTGGAGCCTGGGCCCGCGGACACGATGTTCAGCGCAGTGACGCTGTCGGTCCAGCTGATTGCTTTGGGCGCCATGCCGCGAATGAAGACGTACACAACACGCGAAGTTGGCACCACGTTGATTGCGTAGTCGCCAGTTGAAACACCAAGCAACGCGCTGTTCTCAACGAGTACGCGCTGGAAGTACGCAGACGTATCCGTGCGGTAGCCCTCGATGATGAGGTCGCGCGTCGTTGAGTTGGGCCGCTGAGCCAAGTACACCACGCCGTAGCAGTACTTGCTCGAGCCAATGCGCGCCGTGAACGTCCAGAAGTCCAGCACGATTGCCTGATGCGGATTCGTGGCATACGGGTTGGTGTTGCTGTTGTTGGGGAAGTCGGAGCCAGAAAGGTTCTCGTAACGGAACACCCACGCCTCACGGAACCCTGGATACGGAACCGATGCGCCCTGGTTCGTGCCGTCGACCCCCACCAACTCCCAGATGGGGCTGGTGACAGCGCCGCCCTTCCAGACGTCTTTGCTCTGGGAGGCAGCACTGAGGGGGAGGGGCCAGGTGATGTCCTGCATCGGTCACATTCTACGGTACAACCGGCCATTTCCCCTTCGGACAAGTGGCAGCCGGCATCTTTCCTTTGATTGTCAGTTCTGCCCTGGCGCTCTCCCCGCACCCACACGCCTTGCAGAACCCCACCTGCGGATCCTCTCGGGGATTCAGGAACTCGCACGCCCGGCAGGTTGCCAGCCGCGCCTCGTACTGCCCCTCGGCCAGCTCCTGCGTGTACCGGCTAACCTCGGCCTTGACCCACGACGCCGCCTTTTGCAGCATCTTGGCAGGTGGGGCCTTCGTCCGCTCGACCCGCAGGGGGCACGTTCCGCAGCCAGCCACGTCCAGACCCTTGTGGCAAAACGGCTGGTCGACATCCAGGGACCACGACTGGCAGTCCACGCTCTCAATAATCTTGCCGTTGATGCTGATTCTCATGACATGGTGGGTGCTGGGCAGCAAGCAGGATTAGAAGACCCTAGAGCATCAATCATGCTGAATGAATTTCCAGACAACGAAACACCGTACTCAATTGCAGGGCCAGACACGTCAAAGAAATTGGTTGACATGTACGCACCACTAGTGCTTCCAAAAGTGCTTCCTTGGCAACGGCAACCATTAACCGGGTCATTAAAACTATAGTTGGCAGAAACAAGACTTGAAAGAAATGTGTAGGTGTACTGCGGTGCTGCATACCAAGTAGCAATTGTTCCGCCGCTTGAGTAATACGGACCATCCCACAAGTACGGACCATCAATGCAATTACTGCAAGTGGTTGGTGGGATAGTTGGACACGCAGATCCTATCCACGTGTTATTTCCGTTGGCAGCAAATGTGGTTGATCCAGTTTGTGACGCTTGGCCAAGAACACTATTGATCTTGTTAGCAAGAGTTGACGACTTGCATCCTGGACCTTCAAGCCTAAAGATACAGCCATCAATTTGAATACGGTCGCCACCGTTCCACGCGTTTCCAAATCCATCTCCAACCCAACCAGTTCCGTCACCAACCGAATACGGGCAGCTGCGAGTAATTGAAAACGCAAACGAGTATGTTCGATACTCTGGAGCAATCTGTTGAATGCTGCAAGAAAAATTGCCACGAACAATACATGACGGATTGCCGCCACATGGATCTGTTGGGAAAAGAAGATTGCAGTTATTTGGCGCAGCAATCTGGTTGCTGTAATTCATGCTCGTTGGAGCACTAACAGGGTTAAATGTAACGCAATCAGTACATGGCGCCTGATCTGGAGTGCACTGAGTTGGAACACCATAAAACAAACCCGGGAACTCACCAAGGTTCCATTGCGTAGTAATCGTTCCAATCTTCTTTACGCACGGATCTGGAAATGCAGGATTGCAAGGATCATCAATTCCTCCCTTGCAATACGCGTCAGTCCAGACATAAGTAAGAGTGATGTCAGTGCCACAGCCAATACCACCAGTCCACGTATCTGGTCCAAAGTAGTAACCGAGACCCTGAATGTCAGGGCACAACGTGTTGCAACCAAGACCTACCGGCTTGTCATAGATCCCGTAAAGGGTGCCAATGTTTCGAGTAGATGTCGGCGTGGGATCGCATGAAGACACAAAGGTGAAATCGTTCACCACATACAAGCAACCACCAAGCACCATGATGTAGCACTTTGTTGGATCTAGCGCTTCTGGCAAACCAATTGTCTCTCGGTACGAATCACAGAACGTGATTGTTGGAATGCAGGTTGCAACTGCACCCGCACACGTAAATACACAAGAACCAGAAGGTGTACAGACAGAAGCAGTCCACTGCTTTACTTTCCCACCGGCGCAACAGCATTTCCTCCGGACAAGCAGGTTCATCATGGGCAGGCGCCGTCAATCTTGTTGGGTGCCGAGAAGAAATACCTGCTGCCCCACTTCCACAACTCCACCATCATGTTATTGGGGACCGGGTACATCTTGTAGTCCTCCTGACTGGTCAGCTCAACGGGAGCAGCCGTGCCAACAGCCGGTAGACCATAAGCCAAAGACGATGTGTTTGCTGTTTCCAGCAGGTTGTACGCAGTAAGCGAAGTTGATCCACTCTGGAAGAACGGCCATGTTCCACCAAGAGATGTCTGCTCGAGCACGGTGTATTCCCAGTGCCCCGGACTCACAAAACTCGAACCAGTGATTTTGTAGATCCCGTGCAGCTGCCTAGTAAACGAAGTGACGCGCCCAAAGTTGTCGGTTGTAATTGCGGTCACGGCACCGGCATCCGACGGCGCAGTCACCGTAATCGTCTTCAGTTGCAGCGTGGTTCCGGCAGACAACTGGAACGAATCCGTGCTGTCATAAAGCAAGCCAACGCTCTGGTTGGACGCCATGTTTCCGCCGCCGTTCAATGGCGCATTGGCGGTCAGCGTTCCAACAGAACCGCCAGACGGAGACTGCACGGTGACCGTGCCGTTGCCATTGTCAAAGACATACGTATTCGGAAAGTCAAAGTAGATCTCATCGCACGGATCAACGGTGACATCGCCACTGCTGGTGAAGTACCTCACGGCTACCGCGCCACCAGAACCGTTGGTGCCGTTGGAACCATTGCTCCCGCTCATTCCGTTTTCGCCAAAGCCACCACCAAAGTTGATGACCGATATGTTGGTGGGGCTCCAACCCATCTGCGGACCTGGGACCCACGGCAGCAATGGGTTCGTTGCTGGAACTATCGGGTTTTCAAAGTTAAAAGAGAACGGAGATGCTCCGCTCTCGTTTGACCAACCCACGTTCTGCGTGCCAAAGATGTTTCGCAGCAGGAACTTGTTGGGATTTGGGAACTGGTCCGACCGATTCATCGCATCGGGATACGGACCGCCTTCCTGGTTGTTTTCTCCAGGAAGACCCATTAGATGTTCCGCCAGTCGTTGAGCTTGTTGTCCGCAGTGTTGCGCTCGAAGTACTTGCCCGTGCGCATCTGCTGGCTGCTGAAGTGATCCATGCAGGTCTTCATTGCATCTTTGTACTGCATCTGCAGCATCTGGAACTGCGACCCGGTGATCTTCTTGTACGTCCCGAGCTTGATGGCCCCACCAACAGCAACAGCCTCATAGAGCGATTCAAGACCAAACGGCGCGTACTCAACGGTCACGGAGCCAGCCGCGGCGTAAGTAAACGGCAAGCGCACCTTCGTCTGGAAGAGCGTGCTGTTCTTCGTCCACTTGGAGATGATCCGCTCTTCAATGATGCCGGTGCTAGTCAAGATACGAACCATGCTTCCCAGATACGCGTTGTCCCGGCGATCAATCACGCCAACCTCAGGCGTGTTGGTCATTGAAAACACCAGGGTGTCCGCAGCAACCGTGTACGTCAAGCCAGCAGGAGTTCCTACCGTAGTCGTGATTGCGGTGCCGCCCTCGGTCCCAGACAACGTAAACGTCGTCGTGCCGTTGGTTGCAATGATGTAGTACGTCTTGCCACTGGTGTAACCGGAAATGGATCCGCTACCGCTATACGTTCCAGTAATGGTGATAGCCTGCCCAACAAACAGAGCGGTTGTTGTGGTGCAGGAAAACTGGCCAGCAGTACCTGTAATACCAGTCACGGTCGGAGCACCAACCAAAGTAGCATTGGTTCGGAACGGCATGATTTCGCCGCTGTGCATGAACTGGAGCTGGATGTCCGGGTAGTCCATGTCTGGCTTCGGGCTAAACACAATCATGTTGCCCTCTACCTTCCAATTGGGGCCACGGTAGTGCCACTCGGTGCGCGGCATCGCCTCTCGGCTGACGTAGTTGTCGTCGTTGCGGATTGCCAAACGCCACACTTCGCCAACGCAAGGAGGCAGGGCGTAGTACTCCGTGCTCTCCGTGAGCGGAAAGGGAATCCAAACGCTGATCGGGTTGCTTGTTGAGTTGTTGATGCGAGACGCAATAGACGCAAACATCGGGCTGATGACGTTCTTCACAAGGAAGTTGTCGTCGTACTTCGCATCGAGCGAGGGGTCGTCCAGGTACGCGCGCGTACGGTCGATGACGGTCTGGATGAATCCACCTGTTGCGTCCATGTCAGGTCACCTTTGCAATGTTCTTGAGCATCTCGCAGGTCTTGCGATACGACTCGCCACCCTTGGCCTCACCAACCCACGGCTGCGCGCCGGTCTCAATGCCGTGCGCTGCGCGGTCGTGGCCGCGATTCTTCAAACGCTTGACGGTAGCGCGCTTCTCGTGCGCGTGGTCATCCATCATGGTCTTGCGTTCGGATGATGCCTGGCGCATCTTGTCCTTCATTGCGCGCACGGTGTCATCCACCGGTTTGCACCGGGCCTTCAACTCATCGGCAGACATCCAGCCGCCACGGTCGGGAGCAATAGGAAACGACTCCAACTCGAGGCACACGTCCGGCTTGAACAGCCACTTGGCCAGCACGAAGTTCTCCGTGCGGCGGTGGAAATACACAAACAGCTCAGGGATGCCGGTGACGCGGCGCGCAAAACGGATCCAATCGCCATCCGGCATGATTTCGTGGTCGCCATACATGGCAAGACCAGCGCACGCGGCTTCGTACTTCGGGTCGAAAGTGATCTCGATCTGTGTCATCGTTTAGTACTTTGGAAGATTGTCTACCGGAGATTCACCACGAGCTGCACGAAGTCTATTAATCAACTTCAATGTATCTCTCAAGGTCATTTTCCCTTTAAAATCACGAAGCTTAGATTTGAGTTTTTCAGAACCAATTGATTCTCCTGCAAACGGATCTTCTTTTGGAATACCGCGTTTTGGAAACATGGCTTTTTCAATTTCCGCCATGCTTGGAACTTGAAAAGGCTGTTTTCTTGGCATATCAGTAGCCCTTCTTGCCGAACAGGCCGCTCATCTTCTTGCCGCAGTTGCAACCAGCCTTGCCGCACGAACACTTCTTTCCCATGGGCGGCTTGGTTGCACCCTGAATCTTCTTGACCATTTTGGACATCTTCATTTGACCAGCTTCCTTACTCGCCTCAGTGGCGAAACCTTCTTGCCGAACGCGCCGTGCATACCAACACGGCTCTTCTCCGACTTCTTCCTTGCAAGTTCACCGCCGCTCATTTCGCCCTTTGTCTTGGGCGTCTTGCTGCTGACGCGGCGGGTGGGGCGGCAATACTCGGTGGACCCACCCGCGCCGCACGCCTTGCCGCTCTTGGTGTCCTGCCACTTCTCTGCGCCCCAGCGCTTGAGATTAGCGCCCGCCTGCGTCTTCCGCACATTGCCACTGGCCTTCCGGCACTTGGCCGTGGCCTGCGCTGCACGCGCCGACCACTTGCCGTACGAAGCCATTGCCTTGCGATAGCACGCGTCTTTTGCCATTATTGAATTCCGTGTGAGAATCCAGGCGGCAATCCAAGAGGCTTATGCATCGGCGACGGCCTGCGTGGCTTCTTGGTTTTTACGCCAGCACGAACAATTGATCCGGCGGGTTGGACATTCCTTGCACCCATTGGGGAGGCCATCGGGCCAGGCGAAATGTTGTTGAGCGGGTTTCTCCACATGTCAGCACTTCCAGGCCCGAAGGCTCTTATTGATGCGAGAGTTTGGGTCGTTTGCGGTCTTGCTGCTGGTCAGCTTCTTCTTCATCCCGCGCATGCGCGCGCAGAACGAGTTCCTGCGCGAACCGCCTTCGGGCTGCGGACGCTTGAGGTTTCCGCCAGTAGCGCGATTGTAAGCCTTGCGGCCCAATTCACTCAAGCCGCCAAGCGGGTTTTTGTGCTTTGCCTTGAATTGAAACTTCTTCTTGGCCATGTCAGCTCTGGGTCAGGAGGTACTTGGTCCGCTGGACAAGAGCCAGGATCTCATCGCGGATGTTGAGCAGCGCGGTTTCCTTCTCGCCAACGTCCTTCGGAACATCGTTGCGCAGCACATTCTCGAGATCCGCAAGGATCTTCTGGACATCCCCACCAACAGAGAGCGAGGAGATGCCCGAGAGGACATCGCGGCTCTTAGCACCGATCAGCGTCTCCACAAACGTGTCGATGAGATCGTCCAGGCCCTCGTAGGCCTTGCCGATTGCCTTGTGCTCAGCGTGCGACTTGGTCATCCAATGCTGGAGACGAAGCGACTGCTGGGCGCTCATCATCTTCTCGATGCAACCACACTTGCGCCCACCTGCTGATGGCGGCATCTGGGGTGCTGGCTTGGCACCTTCAGTCTTGGGGGCCATGAACAACGGGTTTTCCTTGTCTGCCATGCCTACATGATACGGACATCTCCAAAATACACATCCCCCTGCACCCGAAGATGCAGGGGGATGGCGTGGTTCCCGTCCGTAGACGGGGCCTCAGGGAGGACTTCACTCGCCGTACTGGCGATCGGTGGTAACACCAGTGAGCTTCATGCCGGACGGCTGATCCGGGACGAGCTGCATACGCAGCATGCCCGGCATCTGCATGCCTTCCGTCACCAGCGTGCTGTTGCCAGACACGCGCTGGATCGGCACCTTGACGTCCGCGTAGCCCAGGGCCGGGCCGACGAACTCGAACGGGATGAAGCCTTCCGCCTTGTCGAACTTCTGGGTCCCCTTAGGGGACGGCGGGACGTACTTCTTCCAGTTGGAGCCACCCTTGCGGACGCCGTACACGGTGCCGTCCTCGATGTAGTTCGAGGTGTAGCCCGTGTAGGTGCGGCCGTCGAAGGTGAACTTGAAGCCCTCCTGCGAACCTTCGTTGGTGAGGCTCGACAGGCGGTTGGTGCGGTCCAGCTGGTACTGGCCGATCTTCTGGGCTTCGTAGTTCAGCCACACACCGTCGCTCGCAATGAGGCAGTCGATGTACTGGCCGTACTTCTCCTTCGCACGGTGGTAGCCGCGCAGGTACTGACGCATCTTGTGCTCGGTCAGCGTGCCAACGCTGGTCTTGAAGAACGACTTGAACTCCGGGTGCGTGTCAACGTTGATGGCGTTAGCCGAATCGTAGTCGCCGCCAAGGAGGTTGCCGGTGCTCTTCAGCCAGCTGTTGATGCCTGCAAAACCGTAGCCGTTGGAGCCAGTGGTCGTGCCGCTGGCAGCGCCGGTCTTGCGGGCGTTGGCGAAGTACACGTAGTAGGTCGCCGTGCTCGTGCTAAAGCCAAGCGAGCTGAGCGCCTGGCCAAACGCGATGGTGACCTTGTTGGTGACTTCATCAACAGCAGCAACCCAAGCCGAGATGCGCGTCGTCGTGTTCTGACCAGCAGCAGTGCTAGCAGAATCGTTGATGCGGATCTGGTTGGACGAGCCTTCAAAGATGTCAACGCGCATGCCGACGGCATAACGGTCGATGTTCTTCTCGGGCACCTGGAACCGGACCGCAGTAACAGCGGTGCTGGTAGCAGCAGCGGCGAACGTAGCCGGGGTAGTCGTCAGGAAGTTGGTGGAGTACTCGGCCAGAGCAGTGCTGTAGGTCAGCGTGCTCAGCTGGTAGTTCGCGTTCTCGGCGAGATACCAGTAGTTGCACAGGGTGTGCGCCATCAGGCGCGCGTGACCCTCGAGCTTCGGGCCGATCACTTCGCCGATAAAGGCCGGGGTGGCTTCAGCCGTCATCTCGCCGAGCGACATGTACAGGTTGGAGACCATGGCCTTCATGCCGACGCCGAGACGGTACGGCTTGGCCATCACGCCATCGGTGGCGTCCGGCCAAGTGTTGGTGTTGGACTGCTGCTGCAGCTTCGCACCAATGTCCGTGACGGTCTTGTCGCCGTACAGCACGAAGTTGTTGGTGTTGTCACCCATGTCGAGCACACCGGCCATCGAGCCCATGAAGATCTTGAGGATCTTGAGGTCACGACCGATGAGAGACGCGGGACCAACGCCCTGGCTGGTCACGAACGTGTCGCGCCATGCCGGGTCGAGTGCCGGGAGGAAGAGCTCAATGTTCTTATTGAGGACTTCCTGGATCCGGTCACTCTGCTTGTCAAACAGAGAACCAGTAGTTGCAAAAGCCATTTGAATCCGCCTCCTTGGCGGGTTGGGTCAGAGTTCGTCAGGCCTTGGTGTCCCCACCTGCGGAGACATCAAGGGCAAGACGCGTAAGAGTGTCCGTGTTGAATTCACGAACAGCCGTATCAATCGAGCCACGGTCCATGCCCTTCTTAAATTCGGGGGCGGGAACCGGCGGCTTCGAGGTAATCGTGTCCATCTCGCTCACTGTTTCCGGCGTCCGACCCAAAGAGTCAAGATCACCGATGACCGTCGCGTACGAACGCGCCACCTCTGCGGCAGCCTTTGCTGCCTCTTCCTGGATCCAGTCTTCGCTGAAGTTTCCACCAGTCTTGTCCCGCCTGTCGTACAGACGGTCGAGGGTGGCCTTGCGAACCTGGTCCTGGATGGCCTGGTAGGCGCCCGTGGCGTGTTCACGCCCGCGGGACTTATCCAGACCCATCAACATCTTGGCGATTTCCCCGTTATCGTCAATAGCGGAAATGACGCCTTTCTTCATTTCTTCTTGCATCATGCGCAGGCGCATCTGCTTGGTTTCACGCTCCAGCCGCTCGTAACGGGGGTCATTCTGCTGAGTCATTTCGGGTTCCTCCTGAGTGTCTTCCTCGGCTTCTTCAGCCGTTTCCTCGCCATCATCCTGAGTTTCGTTCTGCAACCGGGTCCAATCCCGGACGTACTCCTTGATTTCCTGATCGGTGTAACCAACGCCAGCAAGCATCTTTGAGGCCGCATCCGCAACCTCATGCTGCTCACCTTCGCGGCGGATGAACCGGTTGGTTGCATCCTGGAACGCACGGAGTTCGTCAATTTCGCTGACAACATTGCCAGCCTTGCGGATGGTGTCAACCAGTTCGGCAACGGTAAACCGCTCGCCGTCAATGTCAATCACCGCATTCATGTTGCGAATCACCGAATCCGCAGATCCTTCTTCAATTTCGTCAGCCATTTGCCATCATTCCCTGAGGTTGCGCCTGCTCCTGTTGTCCAGGCTGACCAGCCACATTGGCCATGTCATCCGGGTTTGGGACCATAGCAGGCAAGGTCTGTCCCATGAATCCGATCAACGCTTCACGATACGCCTTGAAAGCGTCCTGAACCGTCGGGCTTGCCACGGCCATGATCGGGTTTGCCATGAATGCACTCAGCACGCGGAGCTGGATGTCCGGCCTCGTCGTGTGCGGAGTAAGAACAATCTGCTGGGTCTGCTGTCCGTCTCCAAACAGCAGGAGGATGTTGCGCACGATGCTCTCGTACGCGCTCTTCTCCTCTTCCATCCAGAGGGCCATGTCAAGGCCTTCCTTCATGGCAAAGAGCTTGACGCCATCTGGATCCGTCAGGCCAGCCTGCAGCATCCCCATGACTTCCTGCTTGCGAACAACCTCGCTCTTCGGAGAAGTGTCGCGCACCGTAAACGCAATCTGCGAGAAGTTGGGCAGCGGGTTCTGCTCAAACGAAACGGTTCCGTTGTCAGGATTGATGACCGCGCCAGCAAGTTCAGTCGTCAGCTTGTTCACCGGCAGAGACCGGCGGCTCACAAGCATCTGGCCGGCAGCCTTTGCAACGACCGCACGATACATCGTGCCAAACGCCACCTGCACACCACTGGTGGGGTTGGTCATCGCCTTGCTGATCTGTTCGTCAAGGAACTGCAGACCGCTTGCGCTGTCCACGCGACCCTTCTCCGCAATCAAATCCTGCACCGGCGACAGGCCATCAATCACCGATTTTGCAAACTGCGCAACCTTGCCCGGCACATCACCCGCATTGAACGGCTGGATGACTAGCGGCTTGAAGTCATCGCCCATGAGCGAGTCCTTCGAGTACGACAGGTAACGCAAACCCTGGCCAACCTCACGCATGGACGCGCGCTCGTTGATCGTGCCCTGCGGAATCAGCACCACGCCATAACGGTCCATAGTGCGGATGTTGTTGAAGAGCGACTTCATCAGTCGCTCCATCTCGCGCACGATGCCAAACATCAGGTCAAACAGACCCGCTCCGTGGAACGTGCCGTTCTCCATGAACCGCGCAAACCCGATGGGGCAGTACGCCTCGACCTTCGACAGATCCTGGTCGTCAATTACCACGTCACCGCTGGACACAATGTATCGGCTGACAGTTCCGCGGGGGCCATGAATCCACGTCTCGCGGATTTTGGCAACCTGCTGCGTGTCGTCATCTTCGACATTTCCGCGCACGCCACCTTGCGCCAGAGTCGAAACAAAGTATCCGGTACCGTTCCACGGCGCATCCTGCGACTCTTCCATCTGGTGACCGTACTGCCAACGCCAGACATTCATCTCTTCGATGTTCTGGTCAATCTTACGGTTGCCGTACTTGTCCTTCAGGAAGTTCAGCGGCACAAGGCGCTGGCGGATCATGCCGCGGACCTTAGTGTGATCGTGTCCAAGGCTTGGAAACGGAATCAGTTCTTTGGGGTGGATGACTTCGAGGTCGGCGGTGAGTCCAACCGTCGGGCTATCAACCATGTGACCAGTGATGCCGCAAGAGCCAAGCAGGGCGAAGAGATAGTTGAAGTCACGCTGGACCCCCACCAGCTGCTGGTCAGAGACCACAGCGTCTGCAACCAACTGGGCAACTGAGCGTTCACGAAGTCCTGCAAGACTGAATCCCTGCCTCAACGCACGAGGGCGAAGGTCCATAGTGTTCAGGCGGGCAGTTGTCTTGTCAACGATGGAGAGCAGCTCCGTCGACTGGAACTCGAAGTTTCCTTCTTCGTCCAGATAGTGCGGCGTGATGCGTCCCGTACGCGGGTCAAAGATGTCGAACCGGCGGAAGCCGTTCAGGTAATACCACGCCAGCAGCCAGAGGGTGCGGCGGTACGTCAACTTCAGCATCTCACGCGACACGTGCGCGTCGATGATGCGGCCAAGCTGAACGGAGTTCTTTGGAAGGTTTACGCCATCACTTGCCATTGGTGTCCGCCTTCTTCTTCACACGGGCCCAACCGGGAGGCATATCTTCCAAGAGGTCGATTCCGTTGAAATTGCTGTTGATGAATTGTTCGTCGGTCTGCGGTCGCTCGAGTGGCTGTTGGACAACCTGCTGCGGCTCGCGCCGTCCCGTGTAGTACGACTCAACAAGCATGTTGAAGTACGACAGGGGAATCGTGACGGTCAACTGGCCGGGAGTCGGGCGGGGTGCTTCGTACTGGATATGGTCAGACACGCGATCCTCCGCTCTTGGTGGGTGGTTCCTTCATGATACGAAGGGCATCCTCAACCGAGATGTTATTGAAATTCATGGCGTCCGCAATGTTCAACCCGTACTTCTTGTCGACATAGTTGCCCTCCGCAATCTCTTCAAGAGGGTTCTCAATGACCAGGCGGCTGTCGTCGTCGGCCACCGCCACGGCCCGTTCCATGCGTCCCCGGACCACGAACATGCTCATGGCCACCGTGTCGATGAAATCGTCGTGGGCCAGACCGCCGTTTTCGGCGTCCGGGTTGAACTGCTCGATCTGCTCAAACAGCATCCGCCAGGGGTTCAGACCCCGACGCCAGGTGGGGAGCTTGATGAGGCCGTGCTCAAACCGGTAGTTCAGGGCGCTGATCTTGGAGGTTTTGTCCATGACACCGGGGTTCAGCTTCATGACCTTGGGCGGCGTCATGCCCGTGATCTGGTCTGCCCGCTGCCTGACCATGGATTCCATGGCCGCGTACAGGCTGAACGACTGCCGGACCACCTCCACGTGGATGGCCGGCACGTGCCACTTCATGGCCAGCCGGAAGGCGTGCTCAATCAGAACCGGCTCCCGAACCTGCCCGCCCCACGTGTCCAGCACAAACAGGACCGCGTCCACCGGGTCGTAGGCCATGACCGTACAGACCTTGAAGTCCGAATCAGTGGTCGAGGTGTACGACGTGTCAACCGTCGCAAACAACTTGACCCGGCCTGACAGGAACTCTGGCAACGGCATCCGTTCGGTGTCGCCCGTCTTGTTCTTCCAGCAGAAGGTTGACTTCGAGAGATGCGGATCGGTGTCACTTTCTGAATCCGGGTTCTCAAGCCACCAGCCGTGGCGCTCCTGGGTGATGTTGCCGAAGTAGACCTCTTCCGACTCACCGGGCTGCGCCAGGTACTCGGCGTTGTAATTGTGGGTGCCGATCATCTCCTTGATGTCTTCAAGGGTGATGAGGCCCTTCAGGCTCTCCTTGGCATCCCGAACCTTCCGGTTGATGGGCCACATTGCGGGCCACGCACTTTGTTGCGTGCCGTCTTCGTCCGTGTACTCAGACCGCAGGATCAACCGGGCCCACTGGTCAAAGCGGGGATCCTTCGCCACTTTGCTCCCATCCGCCAGCAACTCAGTCATCATCGCGTGCCACGCGTAGTGCCGCCGACTCACGAACGTAGCCAGCCACCGGACACTGGTATCACGCCGTGTCACCATTGGCATCACGACCTTGAACAGCAAACGCTCCATGTACGACCGCAGGATCGACATGCTGGTCGACGCCTTGGGGTCATACTCCGGGTCATCGAGCGCGTACACGCGCGGGCGACCGCCACGCTGGCGGCTCTCGGCGCTCATCGCTCGGAACCACGAACCGTTGTTCAGGTACATGAGTTCGACGCCGAAGGATGCCTCGCCGCGCTTGGGCGTGATGCGTCCATCGGGGAACTCGGGCGCAATGTCGTCGAAGATCCGCTTGTTGCCGATGAACTGCGTCTTCAGGATCTGGCTCGTCTGCTCCGCATTGTCAACGCTGCTCGTAGCGTAGATAAAGGAGAAAGCCGGACGCGTGAGCATCTGGAGGAGTGCAGTCTTTCGGAAGCAATTGCTCTTGGCGTATCCACGCGGTGCAATGGCAATGGATCGGGGGGACATGGCCCACATCCGATAGATAGCAAAGTGTCCTGCTGGCGGATCAACTGGATCATCGTCATAGAAGTACGGGTTGAAGTCCTCTTCCCAGTCGGGATGGAGATACCACTGGTCAAAGAAATTGACGCTGCCCGCAAACCGCGTTGCCTTCACCCGCAAGTCGTTGGTGGGGACAAGCCACTGCGAGCACGCGTTGACGCGAGCAAGCCGCTGGCCCTCAGGCGTAAGCGTGAGGTAGTCGGCAGGCAACGGCCACATGGCGTTGCCCTCTTCCGGCATTGGGATGCCAACCGGGTTCACAGACCCACCATCTTGCGCTGCATCCCCTTGATCGCGACCAGCTCGACAGCGGCCATGCGAAGGATGCAAGCAGCAAGAAACGCAGGCTCGTCGGCAGCCGGTGCAACCGCAACAATCTCGGTAGCTGCGTCAACCCAGCGCTGATGGAAGACGTGGTTGTTCGCCTTGATGCGCTCGATGATTGCGTTGCCAAGTTCCGAGAGTTCGCCCCACCAGGTAGCGGGGTCATTGATGCCCATTGAGAACAGAATGGGTGCGCCGCCACGTGCGGCCTGCAATCCATCCATTGCTGCAATGCGGGCAAACGCCTTACCGATCTGCGGTTCCATGTCCGCGAGATGGCAGGTAGACGGCGGCGATAGTTCCGGTTGTGTCTTCTGAGATTGCACTTGGGGCCCTCCTGAGGCTTGAGACGAGTCTACTCGCTGATTGGGTAATTGTCTTGCCATCGTTCTGTTGTTCCGTAATTGTTTGTGTTGCCGTTGCCGTGGTGATCATCCCGTTGAGTTCAGCCACCTCGCGCACGATCTCGCGAATCCGCTTCATGGCGTCGATGGACGTCTTGCCGCTGCCCGTCCGGGCAATGTCAACCAGCCGCTCCATCTCCTCCGAGACGTCCCACTCGGTTGCCCGAATGGCTGTCCCCACCCGCGATGGGCAGAAGAAGGACATGATCATCTCATCTCCTGGGTCTGCCTGCTTGGTCTCCTTGAGGCTCCGGGGGGTCAACGGGGAAGTCCTTCAAGCAGGCGCTGGACCGCATCAGGTGCACCCCTCAGGGTTGCAATGTCGCTGGAGCGGGTGCCGTACTGCTTTGGGGGGAACTTTCTGTTTCGAGCTGCACGCTTGCGTTCAGCAGACTTGCGACGGCCCTTGGGCGGGATGACGTTGTTAACCGGCTTCTGGCCGGGAACAATCTCGCGCTCATCGTTAATTGGATCAAACCGCCGCGGAACATATGCGGTAGACATCGGAGCTGCGCCAGGCTTGATGGGGCCAGACTTCTTCTTGGGCGGGTTCTTGAACCCGCCTTCCTCCACACGGATACTGCTCAGAGTCTTTTCGATTTGAGCGCGTTCCTTAGGAGCAAGGTTAGGGTCATCAAGACGCCTCTTCAGGCGGTCAATGTCCATCAAGCGTGGCGACATTTCACCACGCTCGCCCTCACGAAGCGCAGCGCCGGTGACGCGCGGCTTCAGCTTGCCGGTGCTGTACGCCTTCTCAAGCACCTTCTCGTATTCGGTCACGCTGCCTCGGAGGACCTTGATGCGCCCCTGAAGTGCATCCATGTACATCCCAAAACTTTCAGGAACGCTAGTCGAGTAACCCTCGCCAGATTCAGCACCGCTGCCAGGTCCAAACAGAAGCGGCCTACGGGCTTCGCCGCCTTCTCCAGTCTGCTTGAAACTGCTCTTGAAGTCAGAAGTAATCCGGCGGACTTCATCAAGCTTCTTGCTGTTCAAGGCAATTTCTGCCTTCAGCTTGTTAAGTTCAGCTTCCGCGCGCGATAGTTCGCGTGCGTTGCTGATCTGGCGCGGCACTCGATTCGGCTTGTTCTTCCGCATCTCCTTAACGTAATCACGGGTTAGGCGATCAATCCGGGTCATCTGAAGATTGGACCTGGTACCGCCTTCACCGTAATTGACGTCTGCGGTATCAAGACTCTTCTTGAACTCAAGCACCGCGTCATGCAGCGTTGCCGCCTTAGGAAGATCCTTGAACTGCTGCGGAGCAGGTGCTTCGGGTTCCTTCGGTTCATTTGACCTGTCAAAAGCGCGAATCCTTTCCGCTTCGGTACGCAGGGAAACACCACGTGCGCGTGCGGGAGTTCCAGTCGGAGCGCGACGGCCACGGGTGGTGGGTTCCCCAAGAACAGCACCGCTTGAAACCGACTCGCGCATGGCGTTTCCTTCGACGCCGCCAGTACGAACTGGTTCGACGCCAAGAGGAATCTTTGCTGGGCCAACACCCTTGCGACGCTCGCCGGTAGTCACGTCCTCAAAGGGACGCATGGCAATGGTGCTTGCGCCTCCGCGGATGCGCGTGCCGACATCGCCAACAATTGCACCCACCTGCGGTGCCGAGCCAACAGCGTTGGCAATCTGCTGCTCAGGCAACTGGCCGCGCTCGACAATGATTGCCATTTGCTCGCGAAGGCTTGCAAGTTCGTACGGGTTTCCTGCGGCAGCAGAATTAATTGCCCTTGTAACAATCTTCTTTGTGTTTGATTCGGACCTTGCACGCCGCTGCTTGTTTCCAGTGGTGTCCTTCAGCGAGTCAACAATTGCGCGGATATCAGATCCGGTTTCCCTTAGCGTTTCGTACCTGTTGAGTCCAGAGTAAGAACGCTTTCCAGAAATGATGTCGTCAATCAATTTCATGGAAGAGCGAACGCTTGCAGCCTGCTCGTTGGCAATCGCATTTTCTACTGGACCACGAACAACATTCCTTCCGCCCGCCTTTGCAATCTGGTTGCTTTTGTCAAGTGCTTCAATTCCAAGGCTCTTGGCAAACTTGGCAAGGATCTCACCACGGCGCATCTGCTCAATGGGCGAGTAGTCGCGGCCGGGGATTTCGTTTCCATCTTTGTCGGTGCGCTGGACGCCTGCAAACTTGGACCAGGCCTTCTCAATTGCCTCTACGTCAGCGTCGTTGAATTTCTCAAGGTACTTGTTATAGAGCTTCGGATCAGATGCAATGACAGCAAAACCGCGGTCTGAAGTTTCCGATGGCTCGGTTGCAATGGTGCCAGGGATGTTCTTCAAGCCCTCGTTTTCAGAACCCTTGTCTGCGGTATCAATTCGCGTTTCGCTGTAACGCTTGCCCTTTGCACCGCGAATGCGCTCTTCGGCATTCTCGCCAGTCTTGTTGGTGGCAGTACGCTCGGTTGCTGCCGGGGAGTATTCGCCAGACTGGATGCCCTCTTCAGCCATGCGCGACTCAAAGTCGGTGACCAAAGTCATCCGCTTCTGCTTCAGTTCCTCCGCAAGCTGGATGTCGCCAAGTTCAATGGCGCGCTCGGCTTCCGCCTCAAGCCTGTTCATCTCGGCAATGTTCTTACGCATCGCAACAGGGCCAACACCCTCCTCTGCAATGCGGGCGGGACGCCTCTCTTGGGCAATGAACGCTGCCCTCCTGCGTTCGCCCGCTTGCGTAGGAGTTTCGACAACTTGGTTTCCAAGCAGGCCCTTGCGAACCTGTTCCGGTTCAACCTTCTGGATTCCCTTGACAAGATTCCCGCTTGCCTGGTAGTTGAACCCGGTGTCTGCGAGGTCGCGCAAGACGGAACGCATCTGCGGTTCAGGATGGTTGTCAGCCCTGCTGCGAGCCATCTCGTGAGCAAGCGCGGTGACATCAGCATCATCGGGGACGTATCTCTTGTCTCCACCAACTCGAGTGGTCTCGCTTGCAATCAGGTTCTTGCGTGCAAGCTTTTTGAACTTCTCAACGAAGTTGCCGCCAAAACCAGCCTTGGTCACAGCACGAGCAAGAATCTGCGCATTAGACGCACTGCCGGGATCGCCAATACGTCCACGTTCAGCAGCAGCATTCAAGCCGGTTTCGGCTGCGCGTGCTGCGTTGATCTTTCCGACACGCGATTCAACAGCCGGGCTATAGGCCTTGGGAGGTTCAGGAAGGTTCGGCCTCTCCGTGACCACCTTGCCCCGGCCCAAATTCAGAATCTTGCCTGCTCCACGAACGCGTTCGATTGCCATTGTCTGGATCCTCTGGAAGTCTTGCTGGCTGTATTGCTTGAGAGTACCCCTCTTCCGTCAACCTTGGAAGCGTGGAATACGAGAGTTCCGCCATACGGGTCGTCAAGTCCAGCATTGCGCGCTTTACCTGCATCGGGGTACCGATCTTGGCGAGCCGCTTGCCGGCGCACAATTCCCCCACCAGCCAGCGCCAGTGGGTGCGGAGTTCCTCTGGTGGGATCGACGCCCTGGCGTGCGGGTAGTTGGTGCGCTTGCCGTTCTTGTTCTTGGCGCCCGGCATGAGGAAGTCACGCCCGCCCGCGCGGGTGATAGCTTTCATGCAGATCTGGAACGTCACGGGATCCACATAGACCTTGCCGCCATCAGCCAGGATCAACGGGCATTGGATGGCGCGGCACAACCCGCGGAACCCACGGCGGGTACGGATGAAACCCTTCAGGTTCTCGAGGTAGTAGTCCTCGTCAAGCAGACGAAGGCCACCACCGAGCGAGATGTAGGACGGACGCGGGCGCTTCATCAGTATGGACGTCCAGGCATGAGCGGCCCACCAACAAACGGAAGAACCTTTCCGGCAGCCAGCGCAGTCTTGCGAGCAATGTAATCAGTAAACGTGCCGGGTGCGCCAGCAAGAGCATCACCAAGTCTTCCATAAATCTGCGGGTTGAGCGGATCCATGGAAGGTTCGTTGTTCGGGTTGTACCGATCTGCTTCTTCCTGCGCAGCACTGCCACGCCGGTTTGCAAGTCTTGTTGCCGCAACTCTCGCCTTCTCTTCCAACTCGGCAATCTTTTCTGCGTCAGATGAAATTCGCTTCTTATTCTTCTCGCGCATCTCTTCGGGAGTCAGGTCAAAATCGGGACCGTACTTCTCACGAAGCGCTGCCTTGCGAACAGCAGCTTCTTCGTCTTCTCTGGCGTAACGCGCAGCAATTTCAGGATCCTTCTCCACGTAGCCATCCGGGAGGGCGTATCCGGCGCTGGTGGATTCCTGGCGCGGAGATGCCATTGCTGCACCAAGGATTGCTGATGCTCCGGGGACAGACTTGCCTGCAAGAGTACTTGGGGCAACGCTGGGTCGTGCTGCCGGCGCGGCCGGGGGCTGCCTGATTCCGTCCATCTGGTATGCAAGGCTTACCGTGCTAGGCGCGGAGTTCTGTGCTGCCGGTGCAGGACGAGAAGCAAGAGTTGCCGATGGCACCGCAATGGTGGGAGGCGTTGCACTTGCAAACGGACTCGGGATTGGATTGCCCTTGGCATCAACGGCGCCAGATCCGGACGGGTTGTCCTTGTCGTACTGAGCCTTCAGGGCGTTGTACTGGTCTTCCGTAATGAGCAATCCCGTATAGGGATTCATCTTCATTTTCTGAATACCAGGAATTGGAGGCGGGTTACCCATCGCTCTGGTTCCTGCGTCATACGCATTGCCAGCAGCAGTCTTGCGCTTTCCGGCTGGATACTTTGCTGGCGAACCAGGCATGGCCGAATCGCCATGTTGGGCCATCCAAGCCGACTTCTGTTCGGGAGACATTGAAGATGGCTTTGCCGGATTCCCCATGCCACCGAATCTCTTGCTTGACTTGAAGTTGTCAACTTCATCGCCGCGAGCCGCACGTCGCTTGGCATTCATGCCGGCGTTGCCCTTGAAGGTCATGGAGCTGACGGGCGTGGGGATAAAACGTTCCAGGCCTGCGTCGCGGATTCCCTGATTTGGGTCGTTTGAGAAGATTGCCATGTGCTCTCCTTGTGGGGTGTCATGGATCATGGTACAATGTGGGGCTGGGCTTCAAGCTCATTTCTCAGAGGAGACAACATGGATTGGAGACAAGACCCGCTCAACTCGGTTGAGCCGACGAAGGTTGCACGTCGCGTGATGCAAGAGAAGTTCCGGGATTCTGGGGTGTACCGTTGGCGGAACGATTGGTGGGTCTGGAAGGACCATCGGTGGGCGGTGCTCGATGACGAGCGCCTGAAGGACCTGATCTGGGTCTGCCTGGAGGATGCCGTCTGGGAGAAGCCCACCAGAAATGGGGTGGCCCTGGAGCGGTATAGCCCGGACAAACAGAAGATTGACGGGGTTGCTCGGGCGTTAGAGGCGCTTGTCCGCATTGACGCGGAGGTCGTGCCGTGCTGGATTGGGAAGCCGCTGGGCGACTTCTCGCCGCACACCACGATTGCGTTTGCGGACATGCTGTTCAACGCGGAGACCGGGAAGACCATGCAGCGCCCCAAGAACTGGTTCGATCCAGCGGTGCTGCCAGTCAACTTCTCGGAGGAGTTTGCGTGCCCCCGCTGGGAGCAGGCCGTCAAGGAGTGGGGTGACGGGGATCCTGTGTGGGCAGAACTGTTGTCGCGGTGGATGGGGTACTGCCTGTTGGGGACCCGCCGGTACGCCCGGTGGATGCTCATGTACGGCAAGATTCGCGGCGGCAAGGGAACGATCACCACGATTATGCGGAAGCTGATCGGGCGGGCGGCGTTCATGAGCAGCAGCCTCGAGGATCTGAGCGGCGAGTTCGGCATGGATGGCCTAGAGCGCAGCAAGGTGCTGGCCATCAACGAGGTCAATGAGGTGGATTCCAAGGCGGGTGAGCGAGTCTGCCGGGTGCTCAAGAACATTGTGGGTCAGGATCCGCTGACCGTGAATGTGAAGCACCAGCGTCAGCAGCGGAACGTCATTGTGAATGCGGCCCCGATGCTGCAGAGCAACGAGATCCCGGTGCTGCCCAATAAGGGCAGGGGTCTGAGCGGCAAGATGCTGGTGCTGCCCTTTGAGGTCAGCTTCGAGGGCAAGGAGGACCTGTACCTCGAGGACAAGCTGGAGGCAGAGATGCAGGGGATCGCCATGTGGGCTGCGCGGGGTGCGCAGCGGCTGCTGGGGTCAGAGATCAACGAGCGGTGGCCTATCCCGGCTGCGGCTCAAGATGCGGTCCGGCTGTACCACCTGCAAAACAACCCCTTTGACTCGTTCCTCCATGCGCGGTTTGTGCAGAGGAAGGATGGGTTCGTGGCCAATGAAGTTCTGAGGGAGCAGTGGGACGACTGGCTGGAATCGAATAGAATCAGGCTGCACGTACCGGCCAACATGCTGTTCGTGAGAATCTGCCAGGAGTCCAGTTGGGGACTGAGGCAGACCCGGCTTCCTGAGAGTCAGGGCCACGAACGGGGAATTGTCGGGCTGAGTCTGAGCAGGACGCAGAACGACGAACACTGAGCTCCAATCCTGCCCCCCTGGGTGTCCGAAAGACCCCAGGGGGGTTGTTCGTCCTAGGAACGGGTGCCGTACCAAGGATACCAACCTTTCTCTTCTCTACGTAGAGAGAAATATATATAAGAAAAGAGAAATGGCCGGAAGACCCGGTAGGGCAAAAGGAAAATTTGAGAGGGGGAGCATCTTTCCCCTGCTTTATCAACCCCCTGACAGGGGGCCTACCGGGGGTAGGGTCCGTTGGACTTGTGCGCGACGGGGAATGCGCGACGTTATCAGTCACGCAGTAGCGAGAAGTCTCTCGCCTGTGATTGGGATCACTCACTTACGTCTATGTAAGTGAGCATCTCCCGCTCACACGCACGAGGCGAGACTTGCCACGTCCTGCCTCGATGCTGTGTACGACATCTAGCGCGTGCTAGTGCGTGCACATCACAGTGGCAACAACGCCCGTACTGGGCAGAAAGGTTGGTCCACAATGGCCAACAGCAACAACTCCGTCAGCCTCAACTCGCTCCTCTCCTCCAAGAAGGGTGGCGTGAAGACGAACACCGCTGGGTTTGACATGCCCACTGGGACGTTCGAGGCCACGCTCACGGGACTGACGCAGGACGTGTACCTCGCCAATGGCGTGAAGCACGAGTACCTGCGCGTCCACTTCAAGGTTGAGGACAAGTCGTACGACTGCTCGTTCAAGCGTCTGTACTTCACGGTTGCAGTCCGCAACGCGGTGACCAAGGCCCTCCAGGCCGGCAAGTCGGTCACCTGCACCATGAAGTTCATCGAGATCGAGCGCTACGGCCGCCGCGACTGGGGCTACGACTGCGCGTGAGCGCGGATCACTCCTCCCCTTCACCGGGGAGGGGGATTCCGTTCCCACTCGTCGTGAGAACGACCAACCACGCCCACCAGGGCAGAAGGACACTACATGACCAAGAGAACGAAGGAATTCCGCTGCTTGTACCTGCACATCGAGGCCACCAAGGTCGTCTCCGACTGCACAGTCGAAGATCAGATCGCATCAATGGCAATCGGTGGACACATCAACGCCAAGGAACTCCTGGAATTACAGAGCTACTACAACAAGGCGTCACTCGCCCTGACCGAACTCAAGGCCATCGCACGCAGGATGGCTGACTTCGACAAGGCAGGCAACCCCGTCGACGACGAGCCGCACGGCTCCCGCGACACCTTCGTCCCCAAGCCCAAGGGTCCGATGACCCAAGACGAATGGCTCGAGAGCATGAAGGAAAAGGAAGAAATCGCAAACGCCTTCGAGGACTACAACGCCATGCAGGACTGAGTCGTCGAGTCACCCCACCAGATGCGACCTGGTGGGCACTCTCGTCCACTCAGGACAAGCGCAGCCGGTCGCACCACCGGCAAGGAGACAACCATGTCAGCAAACGGCCACTGCAAGCACTGCAACGGCGACATGATCGGTGATGGATTCACCATGCCAATGCAATGCGAGGACTTCCGCGAACACCCCGACCTGTGCCCAGAGGCCGACTCA